AAAAATGGTAATTCTTGGGAGTGGGAAGAAACTCCTGAAACTATCGAAGCACTTAAAGCATTGCATGAAACAGTTGTAAAAGTAAATGGAAAAAAAGAATCTAACTCCTGATAGTTCTTATCCATATCATGTTCTTGACCCAACTACTCCATGGTATGAGTGGTTATGTTATTGTGAAATTTGTTATCAACTTGATGTACCAAGGCAACCAAGTATGATAAGATATATGCGTTATCGACAATACCTCAAAGAAGTTGGAGTTCTATGAACATTTTCGTTACTTCTCCATGGCCTGCTGAAAGTGCTGTTTGTCTCCCAGACAAGCACATTGTTAAAATGCCTCTTGAATGTTGTCAGATGCTTTCTATTGTAGCATCTGATAAATGGGGGCATAGTTATGGGTTTTTGTATAAAACTGATAACACTCCTTACAAAACTGAAAAGGGTGCGTTTCGTAACCATCCTTGCACTAAATGGGCAATGGAAAGTATCGATAATGCATATTGGTTAATCAAGCATGGGTTGAATTTATGTGACGAATATACTTTACGTTATAACAAAGTACACTCTTGTTATAAAACTCTGGTAGATGCATACTATCTTTTTCCTAAAGGAAAAATTACAGAAGTTACTCCATTTGCCCGAGCAATGCCTGAAGAATTTAAATATGATGAAAGTATTGATACTTTTACTGCATACAAAAAGTATATTTCTTCTAAGCCTTGGGTAAAAGATAACTATTTAAGATTTCCAGAAAGAAAACCAGATTGGGTGGAGGTTTAAATGTTAAATTCCATAAAAAAAATTTTTGAAGATTGGACAAATCAATACGAAAGAGATGAGTATGATCTAACTCTTCATGAATGGATAAAGTCCTTAATAGAAAGAATAGATTATCTTGAAGATCAAAATGTTTGGACTAGATCTGAATTACAAAGATTATCTAATGAAAATATTGGTACTACTAATTCTCTATATGAATTAGAAAATAAGGTAGATTCTGTTCTTAATAAAGAGGATACTCTTAAAAATTTTACATTAGGTGATTCTTAAATTATAATATATACTAAGCAATTTTAGATAAGATGAGTAAAAATATTTGGGAAATAAATGACCTTTCAAACATGAAACATGAAATGTTTGAGGGTACTCATATCTGGTACAAGGATGATTTTTACAAGTATCCAGATTTAGTTCTTGAAAGAATCACCTCAGAAACTCCTCCCATTTGGAAATCTGAAGATAAAGATACCTTTAATGGAATACATTTTGAGGATAGAAGGCATCTAATACTTGTTGAAGAATTAGAAGAAGTTTATTATAAAGTTGGTCAACTTATTGATTCATTAGATCCTGGAAGAGGACATACTGATGATTATGGGTATCTAACTACAAATCATACTCTTTTTTACAAAGATCCAGAATCATTAAAATTTAATGATTATAAATCAAATTGGTGGTGGCCTCATATAGATGGTGGTTATAATGGAATTTGCTATTTAAACAAAAGTGCAAATAATGAAATATCAACAAATCTTTATAGAAGATTGAAATCAGATCCACATTATAGTGGTGTTCCTGAGCATAGAAGACCTTGGATTCCTTTTGAATATTGGGAAAGAATCGCATCTTTTAGGGCAAAATTCAATAGATTTGTTTTATTTGATGGTAGAAACTATTTTCATGGAATGAATATAGAAGATGATAAGTATTTTCATGAATTTAGGGTAAATCAAGTGTTCTTCTTCAAAGATTCAGATTATGCTTTCCGTTAATATATAAAAATTAAAACTTAATCATATGGTATTGCACAAACATAGAGGAATTTTACCTCCAGATGAAATTGGATTTGATGATATTCGTGGAATGGATATTTTTCCAACTGCAGTTCATTCCTGCGCAGTTGTTGGGGTAGATAATGATCAAATAATTAGAGAATGTTATGATTTAAAAAAAGTTCATGAGGGAAATAGAAGATCTAATTATGGTGGATGGCAAAGTGAAGTTTTTTGCTTTGAAAGACATGAACACTCCGATATTGCTAACCAAATAACATCTGTTTTTGATTTGGCTTATAGAGCTGCTGAATTTTGTAATGTTGTTGCTCGTGATATGCAAAGTAACACGTTTTTTGATGAGTCATCTGCACATTTTTGGATAAACATTAATAATTTTGGAAATTATAATGTTCTTCACAGTCATCCTAAGACTGATCTAATTTGCTTGTACTATCCAGTTGTAAAAAAGGATCAGGGAACACTATCTTTACTTAGAAGTGATGGATCAGTTCATCATGATTTTTTCAGTGAAGTTCCAAATGGTCATGTTGTAGATATTGATCCAGAACCTGAAAAATTCTACGTTTTTCCAGCTCATATTCTTCATTACGTTACAGCAAATCAGACTAATGAAGATAGGATTTCTATCTCATTTAATATGATTGCTAAATAATAAAAAACTTTGAGTTGTTGTCGGAGGATAAATGTCAGTATTAAATGTTGACGGAATTAACTTTAGTGACGGGTCATCATTACTGTCGAAATATGGTATCATTCCACAAAATAGTATTTCCGTCTTTTTTCAATCAGCAGCACCAACTGGTTGGACACAAGTAACTACACATAATAATAAAGCATTAAGAGTTGTTAGTGGAACTGGTGGTGGTTTTGGATCTGGTGGAACTTCTGGAGCTGGTGGTCTTGACTTTACCACAGCATTTCCATCTTCATTAAAACCAATTACTGGATCTGTAACTGCAACTGGTACAGTTGGAGATACTACTCTTACTACAGCACAACTTCCATCACACGCTCACGGAGCAGGAAGTGCTGTTAACGTTAGACCAGGAACTCCTGGCGTTGCTGGTAGATTAACTGATACATCTGCTCCAAATACTGGAACTGCTGGTGGAGATCAAGCTCACTCTCACCCATTTACTGGAACTGCTGCACCATGGTCATCTTCGATTGATCTAAGAGTTCAATATATTGATGTAATTCTATGTAGGTTCAACTGATGGCAGTATTAAATTTAACAGGTTTAGTATTTTCAGATACTAGTGCTCTTAATAGTAAGTATGGTATTGTTGGACGCAACACTACTATGCTTTTTTATCAAGCTTCTGCTCCTGTTGGTTGGGCTCAGACTAGTACTTGGAGTGTTCATAACAATAAAGCACTTAGAGTTGTAAGTGGTGTTGGTAGTGCTTTTGGTGGAACAAACCCATTTACTAATACATTCCCATCTGTTCCTGTACCAGTTACAGCAACAGTTACTGTTGGCGGTACTTGTGGAGATACTACTCTAATACTCTCTCAAATAGCATCTCATGCTCATGGAACAGGTGCTCAGGCTGCTCCAACAGTATTTGCTGCTGGTCCAGCTACTCCTTCGAGATATTTGTCTAGATCTCCTATTTCGTATACTGTAAGAGCTTTTTATAATCAAATTAATAATTACCAACAACCATCTTCGTATAGACAACCGCAAACATATCAGCAACCGCAAGCATATCGTCAACCACAGTCATATCGTTCTCCAACTAATGTACAAAATCCAATAATTACTCAGCAACCATCAATATATCAACAGCCTAGTGTTTATAGAACGCCAACTAACCAACAAAATCCCACTACATTTAGACAACCCAATCCAAGAACAAAACCAATATCATATCAAAACCCCATATCAAATAGATCACCATCAAGAACAAATCAGCAGAACCCTATTTCAAATCCAGTAAACCAAGCAAACCCAATTCAAAGCGGACCACAGAGAGCTCCTTCATTAGGAAGTTCTCAATCTAATCGTCAAGAAGGACGTAGAGTTTCCGCACAAAATCCGTATAGTTTTAGTAGCAGAAATCGAAATGGTGGAAGAGCTAGAAATAGGTCTACACAATCTGGAAATAGAAGAGAAACACGACGAAATGAACAAAGACAACCTAGAGCAAATCCATTTAATTTTAACATTCAAAATCCATTTACTACCAATTCTCAAAGACCTTTAACAGTGCAGGTATCAAATAGAAGTCCTGCTAGAACTCCTTTTCAGAATCCAACTAGTAGTAGGAGACCTACTAGTATTCAGCAATCTTATACAGTGAGAAATATTGCTAACCAGAGAGTTCCATTAAATGTTCAAAATCCTTTGAACAAAAGAACTCCAGCTAATAAGAGAACACCATTAATTAACCGTACTCCCAATAATTTCCAAAATCCACGGATTAAACAAGTTCCAGCAAATAAAAACGTTATTGCAAATACAAGAATTGTTGCAAATAAAAATGTTCCAATAGCTACACCTATAACAGTTAGATATCCCCAAGTAAATAGTGCTAGATACGAAGTAAGAACTTTAGTGCCTGGTGGTCAAATTAGAGGAGCAAATACTGCATCTCCTGATACAAGTCTTGTTGGTGGTGGTGGTGCTCATGCACATCCATTTACTGGTAATACAATTCCCATTTCTGGATCAATTGACTTGAGAGTGCAATATATTGATGTTATACTTTGCTATTTTGAATAAATACGATATAATCATTTAATAATAAAATTTTTTTTTTATGAAAGGAAAATATTGCCCATTGATTAAAAAAGATTGCATTGAGCATAAGTGTGCTTGGTATACTTATGTAAGAGGATATAATCCTAATACTGGTCAGGAAGTAGATGAATGGTCTTGCACTATTAATTTTCTTCCAATGCTTCTCATTGAAAATTCTCAACAACAAAGATCTACGAGTTCTGCTGTTGAATCTTTTAGAAATGAAATGGTAAAAGCAAATGAAAGCAATCTAAATATTTTGGAAGCTGCTGCAAATATGTTTTACAATTCTTCTGAAGCTTTAGAAGAAGTAAGAATCTTTGAAGAAAATCAAACGATGATGCTATCAAGCCAAGATACAAGTAATCAACAGTCGGAGGGAGAGTAAACTAATGAAAGTTACAATTATACCAAGTGAATTTAAAATTCAAGTTGATGGAAAACCAATTATTCTTAATAAAGAAGATTGGAATTTTGGAGATCAACATATTCATGCTATTCAATGGTATGGTGATCGAGGACATATTGAGTTTGTTACTAACGATCCCAATGAAGTAATTGAAGATATTGAAATCATTCAAAAATATCTTGATGTTTTCTTTGAAGAAATTCCTAGAATTGAACAAATTAGAATACAGAATGAGGAAAGTAGACGTAATGATGAGCAATTTTATGCTGAAGAAAGAGCAAAGCATGAAAAGGAAAAGGAAGAACTAAAGCGCAAGATCAAAGAAACCGCTGAAGAAAATGCTCGCTTAAGAGCAAAAAGATCTGAAGATTCTATTAAAAGAACTCAAGAATTAATTGAAAAAGAGAATGAAGAAAGGAAGTTAAAAATTGAAGCAGAACTTCTTGCTCTAGAAAATGAGAGAATTAAAAGTGAGCAAGAAATTGCAATGAGGGAAAAATCTTTTAGAGAGCATTTTGAAAAAGAACATGGTGAATTTTTGAAAGCATCTAAAAAGACATCGGAAAGCACTGAAAAGGCAAATCAGATTTTCTCAGATTATTTAAAAACTCTTGAAGAGAAGAAAGCAGCACTTGAAAGTGATGTTAAGCAGAGTTATGAGTTAATTGATATTAAAGAAAAGAAAGTAACCGAAGAACTAAAACTTCGTGAAGAACAGAATCGTAAACTTCTGGAGAAACAGAATGAACTTGTTCTTAAAATTCAAGAAGAGAAAGAACTTGCTGATCAAAAACTAAAGTTAGAAGCACTTGAAATTGAACAGAGAAAGCAAGAACTTCTAAAACAATATGAAAATTCTGAAAAGGATATCAATCTTGCAATTCAAAGTCAAGAAGAACAACTTGAAAAAATAAAGTCTCAGAAAGAACTCTTTTTTGAAGAAAAAAAATTAGCCGAAGAAGAATTAGCAGTAAAACGCAGAGAATTGCAATTAGCTAATGAAGAACTTAATTTAAGAGAATCTAATATTAGAGAAAAGGAAGTTAATTTCGAACGTGAAAAAAGAGAGTATGTTCAAGCAGCTGAGGTTGAACTTTACGAAAAGAGAAAGAGAATTGCTACCGAAACTTTACTGTCTGAGACAGAAAAGCATGAAATTGAGCAACAGGCTAAAATGAAGGCTAATGAAAAAGTTAAGAGTATTGCTAATGAAACAGATCCATTAGAAGTATTCAGACTTATCGGCACATCTCCTGATTTTGATATTTCAACATTCCCTG